GCCCTTGTTGTAGTCACCCATATCAATCTCCTTTATGTACTTAAAAGTGAATTGTAACTGATTATAATACATTTGAACACAATATTAACACTTTATTAGCATATAAAAAAACATCAATAAAAGTGTTGAAAAGTGTTGTAATTATCTGACAATTTGTTATTATAGGTATGTAGGAAATAGTTCTTACACATTGGAGACACAATATGAACAAATTACTTCAAGACCTTGATAACATAAACAACTTTGACTACCAAGGCATTGCATATTTTTGGGGTCATGAATACAAGCATGCTTTAAGAGATGCTACACCCAAGCAAAGAGTTAAAATTCAAAATGCAGGTCTTAACCTAGGCATTGATTTTTTAACAGCAAACAAAGATGCTTGGTATCTTATAGCCAAAGTTTTAAATCGAGATGTTAATCAGTTGGTTGACATCGAGGAGGTAGCGTAATGAAACACTTTAATAACAGAAAATTTAGTTTGATGAATTACATGTGTGACATTCTGTTTGATTTCTACGAGAAAAATAAATTAGAACATATGTGTGCCTTAGAATCTCGAATGAGTGGTAACTACAAAACTGAAGACCAAAAGGAATGGTTGGAAAGATTTGGCGATGTTTGGGACAGAATTGAAAACAGAGAGGTAGAGAGAAGTGTTCACAAGTGTTGACATTCAATGCTTGTGAGAGTAAATTTAAGTTTGTTCATTTAAACAAGGAGAATCAAAATGGTAAGAACAAGAAAAGACGAGACTTACGATCAAATGGTTGCAAGATATAGGAAAAACCTTGGAGATGATATCCATGAGACATACACAGGGCGTTGTGTCCTTGGTGACCATGGTGAGTTCACATCTACCTTTGAAGGATTCCTCAATAACCCCATAGGTTGTAATGCTTGTATACAAAAAGGCATGACTGCATGGGATAAGGACTTCAACGAAGCATTAGTTTGGGAGGCAATAAAAAAAGTTATTGCAGATAAAAATAAACCTAAAGTAGAGGAGGCAGAAAGTGACACAGTATAAAGATGTTGTAGAAAAACAAAACCAAAAGCTTAAAGCAGAGAAAGATGCAAACACGCTTGTTAGCCTTGGTTGGCAAAGAGAAGAAAGTGGCAAACCTAATGTTGTCAGACACAAGATGTATCGAAATAGAATAGAATATGAATATTCTGATAAACGCAAAAAGCCACACACAGAATGGCTATAAATTATCCATGCGGTTGGTTTGACGCAGAACAATTACCAAGGGAAGACGATGAGTGATCCAACAAAAGATTTATACGACTACAAGGGTAACTTCTATGACGATGTTACTAAAAAACTTTACAAGTGGTCGGAATTAAAAAAAATATTAAAAGAAAGAAACGAGGGGGATAAAAAGGATGGTGCTAAAAAATAAACCTATAAGCTTTGAGCAAGCTTTGTATGCTTACAAATGTCATTACCAAGACATGTACAACATGAGTGATGTGGAGATGCCTGACATTGTATCTTCATATAACGATGCTAGAGGTGGTTGGTTTTTAAGAAGCGATCAAGCTGAAAAATTAGCTCATGTATTAAAGTCGGGTTATGTTAAACTAAACCATTAAGAGAGGACCCTAAATGTTATTTAAAAAGAAAGACGATATCTTGTTAAACACTAGCAAGATGACAGCCAGTGAAGTGATAGAAACTTACGCTAGGCTCAACCTGTTTCAAAAGGCAGGACTGCTTAGACTATTGGTTAGAGATGTGATCTTTGAACACAATGATGAGCAGATCAGTGGACTGGAGTTCAACAGCATTGAAGTAGACGGAGCTATTATTACAGCTAAATCAGAAGATTAGAGGCGGTTGGTTATTTTGCCAACCCTTCTCATGGTCATAAACTTCCACAGTTCAGGTATGGGTCTGAGATCGTTGTAAGCCATAGCAACACTAGGACCACTACCAAAATCTACATCTTGAGCTTTCTCTAAAAATTCTTTTCTGCCTATCCACCCTGCAACCATAACTGAATCGGGTATATCGTGTGGTGTGACAAGAATGGCTACATCAGCCTTGAAGTATTTCTTTTGTTTAAATAACAAATGCCCTGCTTGGGTAAAGGTAGCCTTCACATCAAAGGACACATCGTTGTCCCACATGTCAATGTTCATATCAATGCCACCCTTATGGATGTCGTGATCTATCTGAAAGATTCTAGCTACAGCTAACTCACCTTTCACACCCAAGAGATCAATGTCGTGATCGGTTCGAGACTTGTCTCTTCTTTGATTCGCAACACCACTGGCTCTTGCCAACTGCCAACGCAAAGATGCTGCTTGTTCGCATTCTGATAAATCCTGTCTTGAAAATCTTACTATCATAATAATCCTTTTCTTTTTTTATAAGCATGAATGCCAACTCTAAACATGGTTCTAGCTGTGTCATTCGGTAAGTCGTGATATGCCAAGTTTAATAACCTGTTTGAAAGCATATACATACGCTGAGGCAACCACGCCACTGCAAGGTGGGTGATTGTCTCAATGCGTTTGTCCTCAAAGCCATATTCTCGTAAAAAGTCCTCTCTTTCTTTTTGAGTGTTAAACTCTGAAGCTTTACCTGCCCAGTAAATATGATCGTGAATGGGGCGAGGTAAACTTTTAGCCAATTACAAATCCGAAAGTTTAATTGGCACAATCTGATTGTGTAAATTGTATGGTGTGTAAATACCTGTCTGCTCACACTTCAATAATAAATCCAGTGCTTGTTCATTCAGAGATCGACCATACTCAACAGCCTCAGGCTCCAACTCATAAACCACATATGGATATGGATGAGTCTTTTCTATTGCAAGAAACTGGAACCTATCAACCTCAGTCAAACCTACATTTTTAGCGGCATCAAGATAGAAAGCTGCCTGTTGATGATAGCCAAATGTTTTAACTGAATGTTTAAAGGCTCTTGGTGAAGCGTCACGACAGGTTTTAAGATCAACAATCACATTGTCTTGCAACATATCAAAACGAGCCTTACACAGATGTCCAAAGTAATCGAAGACCACTGATAGCTCAGTCTTATCCTCGCCTCTTGGTTTAAATGCATCAAGAACTTCACAGCGAGCTACACAAGTGTCATACAAATCTTGTGTGATAACGCTACGGTTACCAACAGAAGAAAGAAAGTCTGCGTACTCTTCTTTGCCTGCCTTGGTTCTTTTGTCAACCTGTGGTGCTATGACGAACTCATCGTCAAACACATGAGGTTCTAAAAATAAACAATGTTGTAATCTACCCTCAACAAAGAATGAAGCCTCACTGTCAGGCTTGACTTCATATTTATATTTATAAGGGTCTTTCATGATGGCTGAAAGATCATGTGATCTAAAAGCACCAAGATCATTGTATTCAGGGAAAGGCATGTCGTCATACACTCCCTCTTCGTAAACCACGACATCGAAGCGTGGTTCAAAATCTATTACATCACCCATGGTATAAAAGGGGGGCTACTAAATCTATTTGTTATGGAGAATCAAATATGAAATATATATCATGACCTAGTAGCCCAAACCGTTAAAACGGGATTTGTTCCTCGATTGATTTTTGACTGTCAGCCAAGTTATCAAGAGAAGAAAACTCTGTTGACTCGTCTTTTTGGTATTTAGCACTTTCAGCTTTGTTAGATGCTACCACCTCAAAAGATTCATCGATCTTATTTTGAACCCATTCAGGTAAATTTACAAACACATCGCACATTTCTTTGTTGTCTTTTGCATACTCATCAACATCGAAAGCTACTTGCTCGTTAACTGTTGCAACTTTTTGTACACCACCTTCAGGGTGATAGACAGCAGTTACTTTTGGATTACCACCTGAAGTGTATTCAACTTCAAGTTCACAAGTGCATCCTAAGATGTTGGTTAAATCAAAACCTTTAAGCTCATCATCGGTAAACTTTTTATTACGCCATGCACATAAATGTAAAAACAAAGCAGACTTTTCATTTAAAGAAAGTGTGTATTGTTTCATGATTGAGAAAGGTTTGCCGTCTGACATCTTCTCATCTAGTTCCCAGTATAAGAATACACTGTGACGCTTTTTGGTTTCACCCTCATAGGTTTCATTGTGTGTTCCCACATCAACAATTCTATAACAGGTTGCTTTGTATCTACCCTTGGCAATGGTTTCGTAACCACCGTTACCAGTTTCGCTTATTGTTAAAGCCATATTTTTTCTCCTCAATAAAAATAATTATTGTTTATTTATTCCAAACAAAGTATATTGTAAGGTATTCAACACAACATAATATAGAAGTTTCACAGAGAGGGCAAGTATGGGAATCAAAAATATTAAAGGCGGAGGCAAGGAGTATGAGAAACCCTTGACCATGGAGTCAATGGGTAAGTTCACAGAGTTCTTAAAAAAACATGGATTTGAACCAAAACATGACACACTGGAACCTAACCCCGAAAAGCCACAAAGAGCTTACACGGTGGTTAATAACAAAAGAGCTATGTCAGGTTACTATGCTTACTATGATAACTTTGGCACACCTATTGGCTTTGCCTCTGACTATCGAACAGGACAAACTCATAACTTTAAATTATCTTCACGGAAATCTTCCGAGGTCAACTATGAGGCACTGGAGAAATTCAGAGAACAGGCAAGACAAGACCAAG